ATCCTTACGGATGACTCTTGGCCAGATGAATATACCATCTTCTTCAACTGCATACTCCTTAATTTCCCAAACAGGAGCATCATCTACTTTGATGCCTTCCTTATCATAGACATCATAGATTTGCTCTTTCCACTCCTTGTAAACATCGGAAGGATGGTATCTTGTCCCACATGCTACAGTGAAACCACCTGAGTTTCTAATGGAGGTAAACTGAGAAGCCTTACGACTCACAAGATTTCTACCTTCCTCTGTATAGGCATTCTCTGGAACAACCAAGTCATCAGCCACAATGATATCAGCATGCCATCCAGTGGTATTAGTAGTTAAGCCTGCTGTGGCAATAGTAGCATCTCTTACACCCTCAGAATTACGTCTGGGATGATCAATCATCAACTTAGTAGCTGACCATTTCTCTCTTTTACCCTCCTGAGGATTGATATACTCAGGAAAGTATCTCTGATATGTCGTACTACCAAGAATGTTCTTCACAGCGTAGAGCTGAGTCTCTGCTAGCTCTGCTGTGGCTGAAAGATAGAGAGCTGTCACTTCAGGATGTCTAGTGATCATCCAAGACAGCCACGTGGCAACAACATGACTCTTTAAATGTCCACGAGGTAGCAACATTAGCTTATTGCTAGACAGCTCATTACCTTTACCAAACAGTGTGTAGTCTTGTAACCACTGGTATAACTCACGATGGATACTACCATACATATAGCCCGGGTTAACTAAACGAGCGAAGAAGTAAAGGTCTTCTAGGGCTTGCTCTCTTATTTTCTTAGCACCCTCTGGCATCATAGCCAACTTATGCTGAGCTTCCACCAACCAATCTTCTTCCACTGCCATATTACTTCCTCTTGGGCTTACCTTTCACTTTCTTAAGTTTTGGATTCTTACGCTTGGCCGCTGCACTGGCTCTACGAGAAGAAGCTGCCAGAATGGCACCAGCTCGTTTCTTGCTGATACCCTCCTTCTTGGCAATCTTACTCTGCACTGTTCGGAACGACATTTTCTCTTATCCTCTCATGTGTTCTTATTCTATGGCAATTAGCACATACAACTTCACACTTTGAAATCTCTTCAAGAATGGCTTGCATAGGTCTAGTCATAGAATAACTCAAACCAAATTTCTTATCCCTCAAATGATCAAAATCCAAGGCATGTGGAGATTCATTATATCCACAATCTACACAACCACATTTCATCTTGTATTCATTTAGGAAGTTTCTAATTTCTTTTGCTCTGTTTTTTACAAAAGCATTAGATGAAATTCTTGCACAAGACTTGCACCATGATTGTAACTTATCCTTATTCCTTGATTTTGGTGCTGGATAAAACTCCGATACTGGTTTGTTCTCTCCACACTTAGGACAAGATTTAAATGACATTACACTTTCCTATAATCTTCAAGGCGTCTAATATCAGCCTTAAACTCATCATTGATTCTTTCACCTATAGCTGCTCTCTTAGCAAGTTCAGCCTTAGATGGTCTACCAACCTTATTCTTATCCCACCCTCTATCTGCCAAGAACTTAGCAGCTTGGAAGTTACCATTCTCAGACTGAGCCATATCTCTAAGTGCTCTCACACCCATAGCTCTAATCTTGAGTTCAAGTTCTTCTCTCCACTGAGAGATGTACTTATTGAGAACCTTATTGTCACAGATTCTCATCCAGTGGTTCCAACCAAGCAGATGCTTCTGAGCAAATAGATATTCTGTGGGATCTTCCTCATTCAGGTAAATCTTCTTAAGGGAGGGGTAGACTACACCATTATATGTATGGTCATAATCCTTCAGAGTATATACTGCTAGGTCAGTGTTGTAGTTAATCTCTAAGAAGAGACCCTGAGTAAGTGGATTACCATTAACATCAATGAACTTACTTTTGTCTATCATACTTCATTCATCCCAACTTCCCAATGAATTTCAAAAGAAGCGCCAGCAGACATATTATTACCATCCACCGTATAAAACATTGGAGTGATAGTTGTTGTACTAATTCTAAACCACTTTGTAACAATATTTTTACCACCAATAAACTGTTGATTTCCACCATTGGGTCCACATACTGTGATATGGCCATAAGGCGCTCTTGGATATGGGTGCTTCAAAGTGATAGTAGATGGGGTATAACTATTAGCAACAGTGGAAATATCACTAATTATGCCAGCTTGTTTCATCAATCTCATTGGAGTATTTACATATGCAAGGGATACACAAGAAACTAATGCAGCCCCATCTGGTAAACCATTAATATTATCAACTACAATGTATCTTGAATTATCAGGAGATGAATTAACTGTTAAAAGTCTGCAAACTTGTCCAAAAGCATTACAATCAAAGTAAATATTTGTCAAAGAAATATTGACATTACTTGTGCTTCCACGATTTACCATTGTAACAAAACTAGTATTTGTACCAAAATTCCTACCATAAACCCTAATATTATCACAAATAATATTAAGGTCAAGGGTCATATTAGTATCTACTGACCCAACACTGTTACCACCAAAATCAAAAATACCTCTTGAATTAGTTGCTGGATTAGCATACACTCTAATATCACAGTCATAAAGTCCAAAAGTTCCACCTTTAATTTCGGAACAGTAAACTCCATAACCCAGTTTTTGAGCAGTGATAGAACATCCCCTAACACTAACATTTCTTCCGGCCAGATTTACAGCACCATAAAGAGTACAATTCTCAAAAGAACTGTCCTCTGTATTTCCATGAAAATTAGCCACAGCAATATCTGGTGTAAGTGACATATTCTTTCTTAGAGTACAACCCCTAGTACGAATGTCCCTATTAGGGACATTTGGAACAACTGCATTACCACCAGTAGCAACTGCATGCCTTTCTGAATAAAGATTGGAATTAACAATTTTTACACTAAAAGAGTTACCAATAGAAATAGCATATTGTGTACCAAAACTGTCATACAATCCAGTATTACTAAGATATGAAGAGTCAAATAAAAGATTATAACATTGTTCAACAGCAATGCTAGAACTGGTATCATGTGTGATATTCAAACCACTAAAAATTGAGTCTCTGTTATTTGTAATTGATAGTACATTAACAGACTGGCTACCTTTGATTGTCAAATCTTTAATCTGACAAGTCACAGAGTTCATTTTATAAAACACAACGTCTGCTACATTATAACTGTCATAAAGACAGTTTTTGAGATTTACTGTATTCCCAACAACCGACTCTACTTCAAACCATTCACCTGCATTATAGTAGGTACGAGACGTCAACCAAGAAGACTCAGTTGGATTAAAGATACAATAAACTTCATTAGGTTCAAATTGTGTTCCATCTAAAACACTAATGGACAAATCACCTTCAGTAGCGTTACTGGCCAGGTTTGTAGGAACTAGGCTAACAGAGCCAGTAGAACTAATAACAGAAGTCTTTCCACTAAATTCTGGTCCTGTAGCATCAATAATACTATTTGCACCTTCACCATACAAAATCATATCACCAATTTCAACAGGTGATTTTAGTTTCCATGTGCCCTTTGGAATGAACAAACTCTTCAAACTGTTAGTATAAGCTTTGTTAATAGCAGAAGCAATATCATTAGATAGATTTTCGGCAGTATCAAAATCAAGAATAGAAGCTTGATCTCTCATTTTATCTTGGAAAGTTCTAGTAAACGCTCCAGCACCAATTTGGTTGAAAGCCCCCATACCACCAGTAACACCAGCCATCTCTTTTTCAAGAGCGTCTCTCAAATCATTAATGGCTTCAACTGTTGCCAAACTTGAAGGATTGCCAAGATCAGTAGTTACATTGATAACTTTATGACTATCCATGTCGAGATCTTGATGCATGGTATTATTACCACCACTTCTGTTTAGAAGATCAGTATTAATTGATTCTTGAACAGAGTCAAAATTATTATTTATCTTACTGATATTATATCCAGAAGTAATATCATTCAAATTGATGTTAGACATTCTTGTTTCTCTCCAAGGAGGACTTAGTGTTCTCCAAGTCTATCCTTAGACAAGGAATTTATAATGTAATGGAAATTGGGTTGAAAGCTTTTGATCTTGATCTGCTCTTCGAGCATGCTTTTGATCTTGATCTTCCTACGGAAGTAGGCTTTCTTTAGGATTTCTTAGAAATACTTATCCTTACATAAGA